CCGAATGGCGCGGGTTGCGTAAGGATGGGTAACCAACCCCCTCAAAGGACAGTGCGCCATGCGCCTGCTGATAGCCGTCATGACCATGGTTTCCCTGCTTGCCGGTTGCGCTTCGCAACCGGAGAACCTGGATCTCGCCCCAACCGCGCCGAAGACGATGATCGTCGAGCAGTCGCTCAGCGGCAAGCTTACGGGCGATGGTGTGTTCATCAACAGCCTGACCGGCGGCGAGACCAAGTTCTCGGTGCTCATGGATGGCACGTGGGACGGCAAGAAGCTGACCCTGGTCGAGGACTTCACGTTTGCCGATGGCTCGCAGGAGCGCAAGACGTGGGTCCTGACCAAGGTCGCCGAGGGCGTCTATGAAGGCACGCGCGAAGACGTGATCGGCATTGCCGACGTGCGCCAGGACGGGCCGAATGTGCGGCTCGACTATTACGTGACGCTGCACACCGGCATCGGTGGCATCGACGTGCGCTTCCGGGACATCATGTACGTGAACGCCGACGGCACCATCACCAACAAGGCCGTCGTGTCGAAGTTCGGCCTGAGGGTCGGTCGCGTCGAGATCACGATGCGTCCGCTGGGCAAGCCCGCCGCCTGACAGTTTCTTTCAACGTGCCTTGACTTTACCCAAGTGACTGGATCCGCGCGCTTGCCGCGCGGATCTTTTTCAATACGGCGTCGATGTCTTCCGCCGTCACCTCCCCTTTCACATTTGCCAATTGTTCGCTGGCGCGGTTGATGAGGCGGATCAGCTGGTCGCCGGTCTCGATGGCCTGCGGCAGGTCTGCCAGCAGCGCCGTGAGAAGGCGCACGGTCGCTTCGCGCGTCATGGGCGGGTCTCCTCGATGCGCGCGCGGCCGTGGGCCAGTGCCTGTGTGAGGGCGTCGATGGCGTGCACGGCGCGCAGGATCTCGCCGGTGTCGGGCGTGGTGCCGTCGAGCACGGGGGCTGCGGCGAGGATCGCGTCGGTGGCGAGGTGCTCGGCCTGCCGGATCGCCAGCCAATGCCGCTGGTCCCGGCAAATGTGCACGCGCAGCGGCGCGGTGCACGGCGGCAATTGCCCATAGACCAGTACCGCCTGCTGCAGCACGGCGTGGGTCTCGAGCATGATGAAGGCGGCGCGCCTTGCCTTGGCGTCGAGATCGAGCGGGGCGAGCAGCGCGCAGGCGGTTGCCAGGACAAGGGTTGCGGCGGCCACCAGGAGGTTGACGATGGTCCTCATGGGCGCCTCCAGCCGATGCGCGTGTCCGCCTGCAGGCGCCCAATGAAGGCGATGATGCCGGCTGCGATTTCGGCGCAGGCCGTGATGAGGCTTGAGAGCTCGTCCTGAACGGCGGCATCGAGGTTGATGCCGATGAGATTGAGCAGTCCTGCCAGCACAGTGACGGCTGCAGCCCAGGCGGTCTTCGAGCGCCACCAGGGTTTGGTGTTGGTCATGTCGATTGTTCCGTTGTGAAATGTCGATGGGTTACTTCGCGCGCAGGGCGCGGGAGAGGTCGTTGACGCTCTCCTTCATGTCGCGCGTGGCCTGGCCCAGCGCGTGGACTTCGGCCTCGAGGCGGGCCAGGCGCTCGGCCGTCACGGTTGAATGCTCGATCGTGTCGACGCGGCGCGAGAGGTCGGCGGCCCACCAGAGGCTGGCGACCGAGGCGCTGAAGGCATAGACGACGGTGGCAGGACCGATGAACTTCTCGATCATGGGCGATAGACCCGGCGATCGAGCTCGATGTGGGGGCCGTCCTTGAAGTCGCGCCAGTCGCCACCCCAGGCGATCGGCACGCCCAGTTCGCGGCTGGCCTGCTTGAAGGCGGCGGCGACGATGCGGAAGGGCGGCCATTTCCACGTCAGGCTGCCGGCCACGACGGGGGCGAAATCGATCGCCATGCCGGTCAGGTGACGCGAATTGAAGGTGCGCGAGGCGCCCGCTTCGACCAGTTCGCGCTGGCGTTTCAGGCTGCGCAGGCCTTCGGTGATGATGAAGTCGACGGGCGAGATCTCGGCGGCGCGCATGACGACGCGGCGCAGGTCGGGGTGCACGCCCTCGAGGCGGCTGATGGATTGTCGGTTGAGCATGAGTGTCCTTGTGTGGTCTTGAGGGTTGACGTGTCAGGGAAGGTCGCCGCCGCCCTCGCCTCCTCCGCCGCCGCCACCGCCGCCGCTGCCCGTGTCGAGCAGGCTGAAGGCGCAGGTCGCGAGCGTTGCGCCCGCGTCGGACAGGTTCGTGAGCGAGAGTGTCCCTGCCCACAGCGAGAGGTCGGCGGCGTTGGCCAGCTCGACCTGCAGCGCCTGGCCGTTGGCGATGGTGAGCTCGGCGGTTGTGCCCGCTGTCGTTACGCTGACAGGGGCGCCATCGCGCAGCAGGGTGAGCGTGCGCGCAGGCGACAGCGGCGTGGAGACGCTGGCGCGCACCACGATGGGGATCGACAGGCCCGCGATCACGACAGGCGGCGTCATCGCGCTTGCGACGAAACCGTTGCTGTTCATGTCGGGCCAGGAGAACGGGTCAGGGGTGACGTCGGGGCCTGCGGTCGTGGCCGCGAAGCCGGACAGGGCGGTAAGCCTGAGCATGGGTCAGGCGTCCGTGCTGGCTGCGGTGACATAATGCAGCGCGATGCCAATGAGGCGTGCGTCCACGGCCAGCGTGTCGGCCGGGTCGCCTGCCGCGCGGAAGATGTCGAGCGCGACGAGGCTGTTCTCGCCCGGTGGGGTTGCCGGGCTTGCGCCGGGCGTGTCGGCCGAGCGGCTCAGCGCGAGGCTGGTGCCACCGGTGTCGGTGACCTGAACGGCTGTGCCAAAAGGCGCATCGAGAAGCGCCGCGTCGGTTGCCGCGAGAACCCGCAGGCCCCAGACCACGTTGAAGGTCGTGGCGGCGGGCCCGTGGGTCCAGAGGAAGGCTGCCGTCAGGGCGCCGCGGTTCCAGGCCTTGGGCATCTGCACCAGAAGCTGCGCGTGCTCCTGGGCCTGCGGATCGAAATCCAGCGTGCGCAGCACAAGGAGGTTGCCCGGCAGTTCGACAGCGGCAGGCGCGGCGCCAGCGGTCAGGCGTGGCTGCAGGGCCGGCGCCGGGATCCAGACCGTCTGGCGACCCGCGCCGACGCTTCGTGCCGGCAGGCGCATGACAGTTCCCGTCGCGGGGTCGCGGGCCAGAAGCTCGTGATCCGCCGCCGCAGGCACAAGGGCGAGGCCCGCGATGGCATTGGCGAGGAAAGCCGGCACCGCGACCTTGTTGGACGCGTTCGCCTCGGAGGCATCGATGAAAGGCACGAGGTCGGCGCTGGCGCCGCCGGTTGCGTCGGTCGGCAGGAGGTTGAGGTCGATCTGCGTGCCGACGCCCAGCGTCGCGCGCGCGGCTGCGGCGTCGGGATCATCGAGCAAGGTGGCGGCGAAGGCCGATACCGTCTGCAGGCCGAGGGATGCCGGCACCTTGCACTCGTAGCTGCGCCCGTCGGCCGTGATGCCGATGAGCTGGCCGGCCCGCGTGGGGTCGGGCTCGGGCATGGCGGGGGTCTCGAGCAGGCTGCCGGCGGGCAGAAGCGGCGCACGGTCGATGCGCTGGGCGAGCGCCTGCATCTGGGCGGTCAGGCGATCGAACTGTCCCTCGATCGTTTCAGCGGCGAAGGCGCCGGAGGCCACAAGGTCCAGTTCCTGGACCAGCGCGGCGTGCCGTTCGATGACGATGCGCGTGCCGGCTTGCGGGGTTAAGGTAAAGACCAGCGCGCCGGTGCCCGGCAGCGGGCTGCCATCCCAGGCATAGTCGAGGCCTGCCGTGAGGGGGCGGTCTGCGAGGCTACCCGGCAAACGCGTCAAAACGGCCAGTTCGCCGAGCGACCAGAGGCGGAAGGGAACGGGGTAGCTGGCACTCGCGCCGTCCGCCACGTAGGCGACGCGGGCCGTCGAAGACAATAAAGTCATTAATCACTCCTTAGAATTTTCAGCGTTTTCTACTCACCCGGAAAACTGGTGGTCTTGCGCATGGACGTTGCCTGGTATGTGAATGCGAAAAACCAGACGTTCGGGCCCTACAGCCACGAGCAGATGAAGGCCTTCGCGCAGGAGCGCCGCCTTGCACCGCAGTCGCTGGTGCGCATGGGCGAGGACGGGTCGTTCGTCACGGCCGAAAGCCACGCGGCGCTGGTGCGCTATTTCGAACCGAACGGATTGCAGAGCGGTGACACCGCGGTGGAACGCAAGGCGACGGCACCGGTTGCCGGCGCACCGATACAGGCGCCCGTCGCCACGGTTCCTGCCGACGGACAGGTTTCCAATTTCGTGGTCGTCGTGCAGGTGCGTGCAGGCGCCATGCGCGAATTCGAGGCGGGGTTGAAGCTTCTGGGTCCCTCGTTCCGGCTCAATTCGCAGACCTGGCTGCTGCAGTCGGAGCGCAACGCCAACACGATCAAGATGACGCTGTCGCCGCATATCGGCTCGCAGGACCAGATGCTGATCGTCGATGCCGGACGCAACCGCCTTGCCTGGCACAACATCACCGTGTTCGACGCCTCGCGCATGCGCGACATCTGGAAGATGCCCAGCGAACGCCAGTGAGGCCTCAGGCTGCGGCTTCACCCACCGCCACGGTTGCGGTCAGCGACAGGATGTCGAGGGGCAGCGCGTCGGCCTGAAGCAGCGTGATGCGCGTGGCCGGATCGAAATCCGATGCCGGCACAATCTCGATATCGCCCGATCGCAGCGGTGGTGATGCATCCATGCGGTCGGCCGCATCGCGGCGCACCAGCGGTTCGCCTCTGCCACTGACCGACGCCTCGCCGCCGATCGTGTTGTGCACGCGCACCCACAGATGGGTCACGCGGCGCGCGCGGCCCGGCCAGAAGCTTCCACCCAGCACATCGAGCCTGAGCGTCCGCAGGCGGCTTTCGTAGGCCAGCCCCACCCATACATTCATCGCCGGGCGCTCGAGCGAGATGGCACCGCCCGAGACGATGCGATCAGGATGCAGCGCGCCGTCGGCCACGATGCAGACGCGGGCATCCTCGAGGTGATCGAGCCCCGACAGGGCGGACACCGGCGCGCCGCGATAGCGCAGCGCGCTGTCGAGATAGGCCATCATGTCCTTGTCGTCGGGGTCGGCGGGCTCGAAGGGAGGGGCGAGGATCTCGACACAGCGCCGTGGCTCGCCGTTGATCGTGCGCCGCACGATCAGCCAAAGATCGTCGCTGGCGCCATCCGTGCCGGGAATGACGGCGATGCTCTCGACCACGCCGCCGAAATCATGGCGCGCCCAGGCATAGAGCTGTTGCTCGGGCCGATAGGTGAGCGAGAGGACCTGTCCGTCCTGTCGCAGCACCCAGAGGACGGCCAGCGGATTGCGCGCCCAGGCCAGGCGCGTGACCGGGCTTGCCCTTGTGAGGTGCTCGGCCAGTTCGGTCAGGTCGGTTGCAACGTAGCCGCCGGCGTCGGGGCGGCTGGCCAGCGCGAAGATGCGGCGTCCTGCGCGGTTCACGAACAGGGTCTCGAGCCCCACCTTGATGGGCTGCACGTCGCTTGCCCCCTCGCCTGATTGCGGCACGATGCGCGTGTTGGAGGGAGTGATGGGATCGCCCAGTCCACCGCCAAAGGCTGCGAATTCCTGGGACAGCGTGCCGATCAGAAGATCGGAGGCCGAGGTCAGCCACCGCACCGGGTCGGCCTGGTTGGCAGCGATGTTGTAGGCAATCGTCTCGTCGTCACGCGTGCCGGGAAGGAAGTTGTTGAAATCGGCCGAGGCCGACGCCCAGAGGCCGAAGGGCTGCGCGCGCGTGTTGGCGAAGACGAGGCGCTGCTCGTGCAGCGCGACGCAGGCCGGGTAGCCGCGCGCCGCCGAGAACGCGCCCTCGGCCCAGGCCCAGGTGGCAAAGCGGCGAACCACGCCGCCGCTGGCCGGCGCTGCAGGCGGGGGCGCGTTGGCGAGGTCGAAGCCCTGCGGCGTGACGTTGACGATCCGCCAGTCGCCATTGACCGAGGCCTGCGCACCTGCGCCCTCGATCGTGACGTGGTCGCCCTCGTCGAAGCCGTGGCCGGGGACGTTCACGCGACAGAGGCCTGCGGCATTGGAGAGCGAAACGATGGGACGGGCCACCGGGACGAGGCCTGCCGGCAAATGGGTCAGGGCGGTGACGCGCATGGTCTTGCTGTCGATCCAGGCATCAAGCCGCAGGATCGCCCAGCGGGCATGCAGGTAGCGCCATTTCTTGCGGTTGGCGGCGCCGACCGGATTGTCCCAGGCATCGCCCTCGGTGTGCGCCGGCGCGACGGTGCCTGTCTGGTTGCCGCTGCCGGCGTCGACGAGCGCGTAGACATTGCCGTTGCTTGCGACCTGAAGGCCCAGGGTCGTGCCGATCGTCTCGCCGGGCGCCCAGGGGCTGACATTGGGATCGGCGAGATGAAGTTCCTGCAGGCGCATCAGGCTGCCGACATGGGCGGGCGTGAAGAGCGGCGCCGATGCGCGCAGCGTCGCGTGCGCCCCTGCCCCGGTTCCGGACGCGGCCTCGCACATCAGGCGCACCGTGTCATCGGGGTTCTGCGGGGCAAAGGGTCCGCGGTCGAGCGCCATTGCAGCCAGCGTCCATGCATCGTGTCCCGTGCGCGTCAGCGCATGGGGTGGATGGCCTGGGTGGGCGAGATAGAGCACGTCGGCCGATTGCGCGTGGACAATCGTGTCGAGGTCTTCCTCGGGCCATGGTGTGGGGATCTCGAGGACCTTGGCGAGCGTGCCGCCACTGGTCCATGGCGGCAGGCCCGTCGCATCGATGCCGGCCAGGTCGAAACTGTCGGCGTCGGCATTGGTGACCGTGAAGACGCGGTTGTTGAGTGCGTTCATGCCGCGAATGCCGGTGAGGCTGACCCTGTCCCCGTCGACGAGGCCGTGGGCAAAACAGGTGACGCGCGCGGGGTTGGACTGGGCCACATTCATCACGGGTCGCGCCGGCCAGGTGACCTGCGCCCCATCCTTCCAGACGCGCATGGCGTGGTGCGAGAATTCAAGCATGTAGGCCTGCACGGTCGAGAAGACGAAGGGAATGAGGCGGCTCCTGCGGTCGGGCTCGCGCGTGCGCCCGGCATAGCGCGTGCCGTGGCGGCGCATCAGGCCCCCTTCCGGGCGGACGATGAAGTTGGAGACGAGCTCGGCGCCGCTTGCATATTTCTGCAGGTCGGAGCGGCCATAGAGGCGGGGCGACAGCTCGCCGCCTGTGAAGGAGAACTGGTTTGAAACAAAGCGCATCTGCTGCTTCCTTCTCAAGGGGACACGAAGCCGGGCTCGAACCTTGCGTCGAGCCAGGAACTGCGGGGTGCGCGCGGTGCGGTGCCCTCGTCGGTGTCGCGGGCGCGGGCGTGGGCGAGCTTCTCGCGGTGGAGCTGGTAGAGGCTGTTGGCGCGCGAGGGGCTGTCGGCGAGCTGCACGGCGAGGTCCGCGGCCAGGCGCGTCACCAGCGCGTCGGTGAACAGCACGTCGAACAGCGCGGGATTGACGATGCGGGCGGTGTAGCTGATGCGCAAGGGTGCCGGCGCGCGGGCCAGAAGCGCGCGGTCCTCGATCTCCCAGGCGTCGTCGGCGACATCGTGGACCTTGCGCACGAGAAGGCAATCCGCCGGCAAGGGAAAGACGGTGGCATCACCGAAGGCGGGCGGTGTTGCGCGTGCCGGCAGGCTTGCCCTGCGGGCTGCGAAGTTCCAGTCAAAGCTGCGCAGGACAGCGTCGCGGGCATAGGGGTAGCGCCGGGCGCAGGCGCGCGCGGCCTGGCTGGGTTCGTCGAGCGCCACGATCTCGACGCTGCGGCCCAGTTCGGCGAGCGCGAGGTT